TATATTGAATATTTACCATTGTACCATGCTATTGCTCCTTGGGATTCGTATTCACAAGAATATCCATTTATTATTTTGTTTTTATCTTCGATATCATTTAGTAATTTATCGACAAGATCTTCATTAAAATTTTCAAATGTTTTTATCATCATGATAGTATATATAAATATTTTTAATTATTTTTTCCATATAAATTTTAATTGTCCTGAATCATAAATTCTATATATTTTTCTATCTGACATTATTTGATGTTCGGTTTTTTTAGGATCAAACCCATCTTTAATTAGTTTATTTTTTCTGTATGTAAACCTATGTTTTCTTATTTTATCAACAATATAATAATAATTTGGTTTTGTTATGTGAGAATAATTAAAATTTAATTTTTCATATAACAATCCATTTGAATAACTTCTATTAGCATATGTTATTATTTCTTTCGGATCATAATTACCAATAAAGTATTTAAATAATTTTGATGCCCCACCTATAACCGAGGTGTTTAATTTATTACAAAATCTACTTAATTCCCATTCATTTATATAATTTTTATCATTCATTACTATTCTTTTATTTCCAAAAGTCATTAAACTAACCAGGTCATCATTATAAAATAAGCCCAATTTAACTTTACTACCAACAAATCCTTGAATATGATTTTTTTCTAAAAACTCTTTAATTATTTTTTTATCAATTATATTTTTTATTTTTGTTTTACGTGCAAAAATTCTATTTGTAGATAAATTTAATTTATTTAATATCATAGATTTAACTATATCTTTTTTATAAATCCAATCATCTTCCCATATATGTATTAATTGTATATTTTTTTCTACACACAAATTTGTTTTTACTAAATGATAATCATCTGGTTTATTAATTTCATTATGCCACCATAATCCATTAAACTCAAATGCTAAATTTAAATTTGGCAAAAATATATCTAACTCTTTACCTATAAAATCTCTATCATTAAGAATAATACTACCATTATAATTTTTTTGAATAAATTGAACCATTTCAATTTCTAATCCAGAAATACTTTTATTTATAGGATTACATTCTACACATATCAATGTGTTTGTTCTTCTTCTTGAATTTAATAAGGTATAATCAATTTCAAATATATGCCCATTATCACACTTCATTATATATTTTTTATTTTCATTATCAATCTTCAAAATATCATATTCAGTGTAAAGTTCTTTTATATTTTTTGCTAATGTTATCATTTGTTTTTCTTTTGCCTTTATTTTAATTTCAGTATTTTGTAAAGCATATTCAACACCATATCTCAACACCATCGTTTTTTTTATTTTATTATTTATATCTTTATTTTTTTTTGGATTATCTACACCATATCTACATAAACAAGTTTTTTTTGTTTTATCAGTTATCTCCTTTGATTTACTAGGATTATCTACCCCATAATTTTTTAAAAGAGTTTCTTTTGATTTATTTTGTATTTCAAAATTTTGCATAGGACTATTACTTCCATATTTTTCTTGATTTGTTTTTATCATTTTTTCTTTTATCACATCACACATTCCTGGTGCTTTAGTTCCATATTTTTTATATGATTTTTCCTCTTTTACTTTTTTTACTTCAGGGTCACTACTAACACACTTATTAGAACAATACTTATAATACCCGATGGTTGAATTTTTAAATTTAACTAAATTATTACAATCTGGGTTAGAACAAAATATCATACTATCTAAATTATTAACATAATGATACACTTTCTCTTTAAAAGGTAAATCAGGTAAACTTTCTTTACAAAAATTTATAACATCATCATAAATTTCTATATAATTATTTTTAACATATTTTTCAGTGTACATTTTACCTGAAGGTCCATTCTCTTTTTTTATTGTTTCTATATTATTCATAAATTGGTATCTTTTATACATATATAGTAAATGAAATAACTAAAGTTTACTAAATAAAAAAAGAGGAAATTTCTTTCCTCTTTTTATTTATCAATTTGGTATTTCTATTATTTGAATCCCATAGATTGTATATCACCTTTTTTCATTATTGTAATATTGTTTACTATAATACCCATACCTTTAATCACCTCAATATAAGTATCTAAAACCCCCATTTGAAGGTCGATCACATAATCTGTATTGTTTGTTTCATCACAAACATTCCAGAAATCGTAGAATGCGTCATTATCTAGCATATCTTTACAGATTTTATCAGCTCTATATTTAATTTCAGCTCTGATTTCAGGTGTGTTGAAACTCCATTGGTATTTCAATAGCATATCATATAGTCTATTTTCAAGTTCAATTAATATTTCTCTTGAGTGTAAGAAACTAAGTGAAGTGGCAGGGAATACTTGTGCTGATGCTTCATCGTTGATACAGTAACCATTATTTATTTTGTAAATAATTGGGTTAGCGTTCATTTGATGTAAATATTCTAAATCTGTATTAGTAAAATCCATTTCAGTTTTAGTGATATTTTGAACTCTTCCATTAGTAATACCTGCACAAATTGTCCAAGGTACTGTACCAGCAACACTTGATGTAAATTTGTGCATATATGTTGTTGCTGCATGAGATGCTGGTGGAAACCATTTAGGTATTCCATTATCATATATTCTCACATATGGGAAGAAATAACCCACACAACTTCTTCCATCAATATCACCATTTCTATGTGCGAATTAGTAGTAATAATCTGGATTTTTACTATCATCAGCACCTGCTTTAATATATTGAATATCTAATACACCGTCAGTATCAACAAATGATGGATTAGTTGAATCTCTAAATATTCTTGCACTTGGCATATTAATAAAACCTAATGCATTAAGTTTCAGACCACAAAGATCAACAAGTTGTTGTTTAGATCCATAATTTTCAACTGGTTCAAGTCCAAGTCCAAATGAATCAATTAAATATCTCCAAGATATTTTATTTTTGTCTGCTAATGCTTGGGCAAGATTAGTATCTTTTTGTATAATATCAAGTATTGAATATTGTCTTGTATCTGTTCCATCAGGAATTGAATCTTGATGTACAACAAATGGAGATATTTTCAATGCTTTATACTCTGTAACATATGTGTCAATTGAAGGATAAGTAAATGTTTGATAATCTATTCTGGTTGTGCCAGTTGCTATATCATAATCTACAATTTTAATTGGTGCATCTGTATAAAGTATTTTAAGATCTACATTATTAGTATCATTTTTAACATCTAATATTCTAGTTAATTTTCTAGGGGTTGAACCTTCTAAATATCCTGCACCACCTGTTTCCCAATTATCTTCATCATAATAAGCTGCAAGATAACTACCTTTTGTAACTTCAGAGTATCTATTTTTATCAACCCAAATTTTTTGAATAATTGTTAAATCATCTTCATCAATTTGCTCAATTTCAACTGATTGTTCCCAATTTGATCTATTAGAATGTAATATTAATGAAAGATTATATTTTAATACATCTTCATAATCTGCATTATCTACATCATATTCAACATCAGGATTAATTGCAGATAGGAAATTAACAGTAAGCAATTCACTTTGATTCATAAACATCTTCATCATAATTTTATTAGTTGATCCACTATCATTATTTACATAAAAATAATCTAAATTGTTTATAATACCATTATAATAATCTTGATATAGTTGTGAATATGTTGCTACTATACCTACTTTTGTTGTTGTACCAAGAACATCATAACGGGTTTTAAGTGAGCTAGTATCTATAACTTCGTTATGTAATAAAAACTCATCATCATTATAATATATTAAGAATTTATTTAATACATGACAAGTATCTGGTGCAGTAACATATAACTTAACACTTGCGTTAACCGTAGTTGTTGCGTCAACTGGGACTATTGCTGAAATTGGAACTTTATTTCCAACTGTAAAATCACCTGTTGTTCCTGATTGTACAAGAACACTTTTAGATGTTATCCTATCATAAATTTCATTAAATGCTTGTAACGTCCTTAAATACTTATAGTCGCTATATTCACCTGCTTGTCCTGCTGTACCTTTAAATTCAAGATTTAAATATGTTCCTAATGAATCATAAGTATCAGTAACTTCAATACCATAATTTAAAATACTTGCAAGGTCAACATACCCAGAGGTATCTACTGTAACTGGATCATATGTTAATGTTGCGCCTGATACCCCATTATTAACTAAGTATAACCTACCCAATATAATTGTACTTTCTAAGCTTAATGTATAATCAGGAATAATTGCACCTGTTGTCAAGTTTGAAGGTACACCATATTGTATATTAACAGTACTATCGTTTGTCATATAAAGTATGTCATATCTTGATCCTAATGATGTTGATATTCCACTCAATGTTATTGTTTGTGTAACGAAATCTTCAACCATTTCACCATCAACTATATAATATGGATAAGTTCCACCCTCAATATCTAAGTCATATGTTGCCCCTGTTACACCTGTTGTTGGGTTAGATGCTGCGTAATTTATATCAAAAACTTTACCATTCATCCAAATACCTGTTCTATCATCTAAGACGGTTTTTGCGACAGTATAACTATCAGGGTTAGTTGTAATAACGTTATTACTAGTGTCCAACCATTTTTGACTATATGTTAATTGTTCTTTAAGTGAAGTATCATATGACATAAATTTAACACTTGAATAATTTTGACCTACAAGAACATCACCAATAATATCAGGATTACCTATTTTAAAATCTGCCTCCAATAATACGTTTTCATTATAAGTACAGAACAACCCTGTTTTATCTGTATTATTATTAATGACATTTTTAATATACATATCTCTACTATTTAAATCTTTGAAATATGGAATTAATGAGCAATCATAGCTACCAAGAACACTAACTGTTCTTTCATTAAGTAAGTTATTTACTTGTTCTTTTATCAAACCGTTTCTATTGAAATACTTTGAGAATGTAGTATCATTACTTAATGTTTTATAATCTGACCAATCACCAGCAAGTATAACTATTGACACTAGATAATCTGAAATCCATTCTCTATAATCAATATAAGCTGGAACTTTTGTTCTATCCCCATACCATTCTTCTGCTGTAATATCAAAACCAGTAACATCTGATTTAAACATAAACACAGTAATATCTTTATCTCCCATATTTGTTATGTGAAATAGTTGATCTTTAACGTCAACACCAAAATTGTCTTGTTTAACAACATTTAAGAATGCATCTGTGTCTCTTTCCCAAAAATCTTGACGATTAAAAAAAGATGAATAAGCAGATCTTTTAACATCACTATTTTCATATTGTGCTGATACTGAAATAGATTGCCAGTCAACCTTATCTCTGTTTGCATTAGTATCTAATAAGTTCAACGCCCAAACTGGTCCACTTTTCAACATTTGTTTAACTGTTTTATGAAAATATGATCCTTTATTTTCTAATCGTCTATCATCCTCACCATAAATTGCTTCAAAATCATTAGGGTTTGTCACATAAATTGGTGCATTGAAAGGACCTTTTTTAGAAAAACCTGGTACTAAATTTATAAGAACATTCTGTACTGGAAGTTCAATAATACTATTATCAATCTCTTCTATAAAAATACCTGGTCTTTTGTATTTTCCGAAATCTTTGTCTTTAATTGGCATAATTTAATAATTATTTTTATTTATATATTAATATATTTTTATAAGAAAAATCTCTTTTACATTTTCCTATTTATTTTATACATTATATATTAAAACTTTTTTATGAAAAAAATCTAAAAATAATGCAAGATATAAGTATTTTTTTGTATATTTGTGACTCATGGAAAAATATCATTATACATTAAAATACCCAACAAAAAATAACAAATCATTAAATTCATTGTTAGATATTTTTGATATAGACCCAAAATTAGTAATACCAAAAAAATCTATTATTTTAAAAATTGGCATAAATAGATATTTTTTAAATTTTAACGGGAGTGTTGAAGTTAAATGTTCTATACATTATTACACTATAATTAAAAAAGAAAAAGTATATTGTTGTTATAGTTTTGATAAATTATTTGAAACAAAAAATTTTAATTCAATTATTAGAAAAATAAAATTAAATAATTTGGCTATTTAACTTGAAAAAAATTGGCAATTAAATAAATTATATGTATCTTTGTATAAACAAATTAAAAATATAGATATGAGTTATTATTTCGCACCTAGAACAGTCGCAATCAAAAATGAATTCAACGCTGAGGAAATTAATGAAAATCTTGATAAGTTTTCTAATAAATTAGAAAATGGTCGTTTAACAACATCGTATGATGGTAGAGAAATATGTAAAGTTGATGTTTCTAAAGTTTATTATAACTTTGACTTCACAACCTTCTCAAAATCAATTATTTCACAAATTCAAAATTATTTTACACCTGATAAATATTCTCTTAAAGCCGCAAGTGGTGTACAAGAGATTCGGTTAGTTGGTGATGAAATATATATTGACAATGAAAAATACGAAAAAATGTTCAGTATTGTTAATTCAACTGACAGGTCAAGAGCATTATCTATGAATGTTGGGTTAGTTAAACTCAATAGTTTTGGGCGAATTGAATCATGTATTATTTTAACAAGTTTCAGCAACAAGCACTATAAATCATCCCTTCCAGACAAAATCAAAGCATTTTCTAACAACTTAATCAATTTTGATATTGATATTGATTTTCATATTAAAACAATTGAAGATCTTAAAAACAAAGAAATATCTTTACTTGAAGTTTGTAAAAACATGTTATATAATAAAGAAGGAAGAATAATTAAAACTGTTGATTTAAAACTTCAAGTAATGTTTCAAAATCTGAGACGTTATCATGGACTTAAAAACGATAGACGATTATGGGGGTTATGTGGACGTAACATTGATACCCTTGGTGATTTAAAATTAAATGCAAAAACTGTGTTTGAGGCATATGTTAATTCATATAAAGAATCAGATTCTTCTGTTATCGCAAGAGAAACGAGAAGAATTATTGAAGCAATTGAAAAAGTTTAATAATAATTAATATAATGAAGGAATTATTACTATATTTATTTTTTATTATATTGGCTTTTTATTTAATATTTTTAAAATAAAAAATGGCAACAAAAATATACCATGGTGGTTGTATAGAATGTTTTAGTCAGGAAATATTTGGTTATGGACGATGTAATATGTGTATGTATAAAGTACCAAATTGGTCAAAACCTGATTTAACAATCAAAAAAGGACAATTTAAGGGAATAGATCCTATTGTATTATTAGAAAGTATAGATTTTAATATTATTGAAAAATTTATCAGAGAAAAAAAATTGGAGAATTTAAATAAACTATAAAAACAATGAGTGAAACAGAAATGATTATTTGTATTGTAGTATTTTTTATCCTTATTATTTGGTATACATATTACGCAACAAAAGTTGGTATGATTGATGATGCTGTTAATTTTATTAAGTATGAAATTTTAAAAATGAAAAGAGGTAAATAATACCAAAATCTATAAAAATAAATGGGGGAGATCAAAAACAAATGAAACTATTAAACAGTAAAGATTATTACATTTTAAAAGTAAGGTATTATGGGTCACCATATTATATGAAAAAATTTCATAGTGGTGACATAAAAGCACATAAAAATCATCATGAAGCAGCTAAAAATCATATTGAATTCTTTTGGAGTTTTATTAAAAAAGTAACAAAAAACAAAGAAAAAACATATTGGGATAAGTATCAATTTAGTGTAAAAGAATGTGTAACGGAAGAAATTTATGAAACACATGGCATAATAATTATACAAGAAGAAGGTCATTATAAATACTTACTACCAAAAAATGAAAATAATTTTAAGTTATTAATGTGGATGCAAGAAAATTGTAAATGTAAAAATAAAATATTACAAAGAACACACATAGGTTATTATCACTCAACCCCTAGTACACAAGAGAGAGATAGAATTAGAGAATTTTTAGAAAATAAAAAGAAAGAAAAGGAGAAATAAGATGGAAGATGGACCAAAAAATGGTTATGCATTTATCATAGACACAAATTCATATGCTGGTAATTTTGAAAGAGAAATGACAGCATATTTAACAGGAGTAGTTGGAGATTGTGGAGTTGGAGAAGATATGGTTGAAAAATTACCAATTAACTTTGAAGATGATATACAGCAAGTTGCAGATGATCATGGATGTTATAGACCAACAAGTTGTTGGCTAGAACCAAAATCTGGGATGAATAACTCTGTTGCTATATTTTTTTATAATAAACCAACAGATGAACAAATAAAATTAATGAAAGAACGTGTTAAGGATTGGGATAATATATTTAAAACAAAAGGTAGAATGGCAGAGTTTCATAAAAATGACTCTGAAATTAAGATTCTAGGTTTCAGGTTATTAAAATTTGAAAACACTGTAACAGAAATTTAAAAAAAATAAGAGAGGTTTTAGTAAAATAAATATAAACAAAGCATTATTTATTTACTATATAAATGTCCTAAATAATATATATGAAAGAAGTAATTAATAATGAACTAGAATTAAAGTTCGAAGAACGAACTGGTATTAACTTTAAAGAATTTTACAAGAATCAAAAACCAAAATTAATTTGGTATATTTCAAGATACACTAAGGATCTTGAAGTAGCAGAAGATCATGTAGATGATGCTTTTATACAAGCAATGTTAAATATAAATACATATAAGAGACCTGACGAAGGTGGTGCTCAGGTAAATACATGGATTTATAAAATAGCTGAAAATATTGTAAAAAAAGCACATAAAGATAGTGAACGAATCCCTACCAATTCTTTAGATAAAGAAATGGCAGAAAATTTTAATCTATCTAATTTAATTCCATATGATGATGGGAAAAAAGTCGTAGATGAATATAATATTTTTGTTAAAAAGGCAAATATGATTAAAGATACAATCTACAATTTACCTGAAAAGGATTATAAATACAAGAAAGTTTTAATTATGAGAGAAATAGAAGGTATGGCATATAAAGAAATTTCAGAAAATCTAAATATTAATTTATCTACTATCAAATCTCAAATTAAAAAAGGTAGAAGTATTATTAAGAAAAAAATATTTAAAAAATTTCAGGACATAGATATAAATGGCTTTAAATTATGATTTCATATGAATCTTGTAAATGGTATGTTAAAATGTGGAGAAAAAGATGGTATATATATGCCTTTTTTCTCCACATTAAAAATCTATTAACCATTAACATTATTATAGAATTATTACTTAATAAAGAATTAGAAAATGAAGAAAATGCAGAATTAAGGACTGAATGGAGATATATTGTTAGACATGTCGAATTAAACAAAATGTGTAAACTTACAACCACAAAAAACAAAGATATAAATTTGAAAAGATAGTATTAACATTTAAAAATTGATTATTATGAGTTCTAAAAGTAAACGAATGAGAGGATTGTTAGATACGCCTGAATATAGGGAATATAAAAAAGAAGCAATTAAAACACAAAAAAGGCGTGAAAAAACCTACAAATTTACATCAATAGCCAACTCAACTAACACAGTTAGAAATTTAATTGTATTAAATGTTGTAATATTTATCGCATCGTTATTATATAGTGCAATAATACAAAATTATGCATTATACCCAACATCAAACCCAAACTTCCAACCATACCAAGTATTAACATCAATGTTTTTACATGGTGGTTTTTTACACTTAGCATTTAATATGTTTATGTTATGGTCATTTGGAAACCAACTTGAAAGAGTAATTGGTCAACGTAAATTTTTAATTGTTTATTTCTTATCAGGCTTAGTATCATCTATATTTTGGATGTATCTTGGAACAGGACCAGCAGTAGGCGCATCAGGAGCATTATCAGGATTATTCGCAGCATTTATATTTATTGCACCAGAAGCAAAAGTTATGTTAATGTTTATTATACCGATGAAATTAAAATATGCATTTTACGGTTTCGCAGCATTTTCATTAGTATTTGGGTTAGCATCATTAGTAAACCCTTCACTTGGGTTTGGGATTGGACACTTTGCACATTTAGGTGGTTTAATAGGTGGATATATCCTTACATATTGGTGGAAACAAAATAAAAAAATATATACCCAATAATTTTGTAATTTAGAAAAAAAATCCTATCTTTGTATTAAATAATAAATATATAAAATTATGAAAAAGATTGGATTAGTATTATTTATGTTACTCACAGTAACAATGTGTTTTTCTCAATCAAGAGAAATACAAGATTTTGAAAGACTAGACACTAAAAAAGTTGTCGAAGATATTGACACAATTAAACAAGAAATGGATAGTACCTTTTATTATATAAAGGGCACATACCGAATTCTTAAAGAGGAAGTTAAATTGTTTGGAGTAAAAAAAACAATACAAATGAATTCTTTTATCTTCTTACCTTTTGTAATATTTGTAATATTATATTTACTTTGGTTAAAAAATAAGAAGGAATAATTTGATATTGTAACAAATAAATTGTATTTTTGTATAAAATAATAAATAAATTAAAAATAAATTAAAAATAAATTAGTATGTTAGATTTTTATAAACACGTAATACCAGACCAAATGCATGAAAAGCTCACAGAATCTGTAGTAGCAATGATGGCAACTGGTAATTTACCATATTATGGAGAATTCGCTCTTTTTATTAACTTTTATGAGTCAAAGAATAATCCTTATATTCCAACAGCTGGAGTAAATGTTACTTCAGAAGGAATGAACTTCTATTGGGATAGAGGGTTTATTGATAAATTACCTCAACCAGAAGTTAATTTCTTATTAGTACATGAAGAATTCCACATTTTGTTTGATCACGTGAAAAGGTCAGTTGGGTACAATATGCGTTCTGCAAACATCGTCCAAGATATGATCATCAACCAAGTTATCTTTGATGAAATAATGAAAAAACAAGGTCTTGGTAGTGGAGTTAAACCTTTTATTAGTGTACCAAAAGATGAATTTGAAAACAATAGTGCATTATTTATTCCTAAGGAATATAAAGGTGAACCTATTTTTGAAAATTTGTACGAATGGTATGTTAACGAAAAAAGGAAATGGCAAGAAAAGAATAAGGACAAGATTCAAAAAATGAAAAATGAAGCCAATAAATGTCCTAAGTGTGGCGCAAGTCAAGAAAAATCTGAAGGTGATGGTGAAGAAGAAAAAGACGGTCAAGGTTCAGATGGAAAAAAAGGCGAAAAAGGTGAAGGTCAAGGTGAAGGCGAAAAAGGTCAAGGTGAAGGTGGAGAAGGTGAAGGACAAGGTGAAGGTCAAGGTCAAAGTGAAGGACAAGGTGAAGGTCAAGGTGGTACATCAAAATGTCCTAGCTGTGGACACGAGCATAACAACAACAAATCTCATCAAGGAAAAACAGATACCTCAGGTAAAAACAAATATGGAGATTATGGTCAAAATGGTGCAGAGATGTACTCAATGGACACTATATTTGAAGGAGAAGAAAGAGAAGAACAAAATACTCTTGATGCACACTTACCAGATGATATCCCTCAAGAATTAAAAAGGGAGATTGTTGAAGGGATTATGACCAAACTTAAAAACCGTGGATTAGAATCAGGAGATATTGATACTATTTTAAATAAACTTAGAAAAACTAAAAAAGATTATTTAAAAGAAATCAAAAGAACCATGACAAACCATGTATTTGGAACAAAAAAACAAAAAACAATTGTTCGTCCAAATCGTAGAGGTATTAGTGGATTAAAAGGACATAAAAAATTCAGTAATGAAATTAATGTTCTTCTTGATACATCTGGTTCAATGGGTGGGGATTTTGAAAAAGTTTTATCTTATATCTTTCAAAATGATATTAGAATAAATCTAATTCAATGTGACACCAGAATCCAAAAAGTATACAAAATTAAGGATAAAAAAGAACTTGAAAAAATGAAAATTAGTGGTTTAGGTGGAACTGTTTTACAACCTGGAATCGATTTTGTTACAGACAAAAAGAATAAAATTAACATGTTTAATTCAGTTATTTTAACTGATGGTTGGACAGACTCTTTAAATTTTAAAGATGTTAAAACTAAAACGTTAATTTTATCAACAGCAAGTAAATGTCCACTTACTTATGATAATGGTAAAGTTAAACAGATTGAAAACATAGGAAAAGAGGATTAATTTACAATTAAAATAAAAAAAAGGAGTTGATATTTTTTAATATCAACTTTTTTTTATTATATTTGTACTACCAAAGTATTTAAATATAAAAAAATATATAAATAAAAAAATGAGTAAAAAGAAAAATTTATTAAAATTATTTTCACAAGATGTTTCTTATTGTTTTCATTTAATTGAAAGTAAAGAGCCAGATGGAAATCTTATTTATGTATTAAACAGTGAGTCTAAATTTGATGTAGATTCATTAGAGTTCTCACCAACACATATTATTGAAGAACTTTTCTTAGAATGTGATATTAAAGTTGAAAAATTTGCACCTGCTGTATTCTTCAGTGATATAACTAGTTCTGAAGAATTGAAATATAAACTCAAAGAAAAATTAGAAGAAAATACTGAATTTTCAGAGTTTATCGGGACAGTTAAAGATGAATATCGTATGTTAGAAATTAGAGACTCATTGTTATATAAGAAAGATCCTGAAGAATACGAAAAAGTAAAACGTGCTGAACATGAAGAACAACAAAAAGATTTATATGAGAAAGCACTTGAACAACAAAGAGAACAAATTAAACAACGTGAAGATGCATTATTGGCATTTGATAATGATTTAATTAAATTATTACAAGATAGTTTAAAATCTACTATCCAATATGAAAAACATGATTTTGAATATCAAAAAATAATTGAAAGATTTATTAATAATTTAATGGACATTGATACTTGGATTAAAATTGATGAAAAACCATTTAATTGTAACATACATGTTTGTTCAATTAAAAAAGATAAATTGAACGTTTTTCTAACTAATGGAACTCAATCATTTACAGCAACATTAAAGTTTGATAAAACTAATCTTGTTACTGAAAATGTCGTAGAACTAAAAGATGGTGATACACCACCTACATATTTTAAAGATTATGAATTTTTATCCGAATTATATGATGTAGATACATCTACTGTTAAGGAATGGGATTTTAAAAATGGTACTGATAGATTTAAATATGTTATTGATTATTTAGCACCAATTTTTAAGAAAGAAATTGAGGAAGAACAAAAGAAACGTATTGAAGAAATAACAAAAAAGTATAAAGATGCTCAGGAAGATGATGAAGACAGTGAAGATGATGAAAGTGAGTTATTTTAATAAAACAATAAAAATATATACAATATAGTTTATAAATTAAAAAATTATATTTATCTTTGTATTATAACTTTAAAACTTAAAAAATGGACAATTACAAATCTAACGAAAGAGAATTCATAAGAGAAGGTGGTAGAAACATGTTTAAAAATACACATTCTGAATATTGCGAAAAAGGTTTAGTGGATGTTTACACCACAGAAGAAAGAAAAAAACATTATGGTTTTTTGCTTCATGATATAGTTTCTATAACAGGTGCTTATCCAATAGGCGAAGTAGAAATAGTCACAATACAAGAACATGGTCATGCTGGATTTTGTGAATTGAAGGTATTAAAACCTAAAATAACACTTGATAGGTTAACAAACAAAAAACGTCCACATTACCCTGTTGGTAAGATTTTAGAATATGGTATTGATGTTCTATCATATGCAACATTAGTTAAACAGTCTGCACATGTTAAACGTAATACACCCATTACACCCATTACACCTATTACACCCACAACAAACATAAATATATCTAAGTATGATTTAGAAATTATTGATTTTAGTAATTCAAAAATTGATTGGCAAATAGATATGTATAATGAAAATGGTATAAATATTGGTATAATAGTAAATAAAGATGGTGTTATGTGTGATGAAGATATTTTATCAGAATTACCAGAATTAAAAAATCTTGAACTTGGCGAAATACAAATGGATGAAGGTGGTTTTTTAGGTATCACCAGTGATTTGACATTAAGTAAGATAGAAGAAAAAATAAAAAATTTAGGTTTTATTTTATAATACATTTTGATAATTAAATTTTTTTACTTACATTTGTAAAGCAATTAAAAAATAATAATTTTTAAATTAAATAATAACAATTAAAAACGAAATTATGGTTACAAAAAGAAAAGAGATTTCAAAAGGCGTATCAATGGAAGAAGCTAATAGATTCCCAACTAAGTTTGAGTCTCTATCAGATAGAGAAAAAAGGTACTTCAAAATAATGAACGCAAAAAGTGGGGTGTTGTATATTTCAGCTGCTCCTGGTTATGCAAAATCAGCTATGATGCGTTCAATCGCAAATAAGTTAGGATATCAATATTTTGATATTCGTTTATCAATGGTTGATGAAACTGATGTTGGATTATTCCCAACAATTGGGGATGTTACAATTGATGGAAAAATCCAAAAATCTCTTTCTCATGTTGTGCCAAAATGGGCATATATGGCAAATGAAAAGCCTACATTGATCCACTTTGAAGAATTGAACCGTTCTACACTTGCTGTTCGTAATGCTGCGCTTCAAATGTTGCTTGAAAGAGAAATTGGAGCATTTTTCAAATTTAATAAAAATGTATTAATGTGTTCATCAGGTAACCTTGGTGAGGAAGATGGTACAGATGTTGAAGAATTTGATCAAGCTCTCAATAACAGATTGATTCACATTGAACACACATTACCTTATCCTGAATGGGTAGAGAATTATGCAAATGAACATGTTTCACCTGTAATTATACAATTCTTAAAAACTCACACAGAGCATTATTACAAAAAACCAGATGAAAGAAACCAAAGAAATAAAGCATATGCTACTCCTCGTTCTTGGACTTTCCTTTCTGACTACATTTTTGAAAATTTTGGAAAATGGGAAACCAAAAAAGAAATAGATCAAAATGGTGATATAAAACTTGTTCTTAATGATGATGGAACACCAAAACAATTCAAAAAGTTCCCACACATCAGCGCATTTTTAAATGACATCAAACAAATAGGACATGGATATGTTGGAGCATCAAATGCTAGATTTATGAGATATTGTCAAGATACCCTTAAAATCACACTTGATGATGTATTGAATAAATATGATGAATTAGAAACAGACATCAAAAACTTCAACAGAGATAAGAAATCAGAACTTCTTGCCAACATGAAGGAACGTAAAGTTTCAAGCTTGAAAAAGATCCAAAATGAGAACCTAATTAAGTTCTTACAAACAATCTCTGAGGATGAAATCGTTGGTTACTTATTACATGTTCTTGATGCTGAATACAACTTATCTGAAAGCAGTAAAGATAATAAAGCAGCTGAGGAATTCTTAGGAGATAAAAGATTCAACAAGTTTCGTGATGCCATTATGAAACACGTTGATGATGAATAACCTCTGATGTAAAACAAACCCAAAAAAGTCGTATTTCTATGCGGCTTTTTTATATTATATTTTATGACACAACTTAGTTCAGAGTACACAAAAATATTATTAAAAAACAAAAGGAGCACAATAAAAACATACACAGAACTCAACAATTTTTATTTTGTAATCACTAGTTTATTTTTATTTATTCTTTTATTATGTAATATTATATCGATATCAACAATAAAAATAATACCATTATTAGTATTTATTTTATTTATTTCTTGGTGTTTTAGTGGATTATTCATATATTCGCAATACAAAAGAATAAGAGATAATAGGTTAGAAATAAAATATCTTAAAACTGAAATTTTTAAATTATTAGATACTTCTAATGATAAAAATCTTAAACAAATAACAAGGAAAGAAAAACTTAAAAAAATAAAATGAATTCATTTGATGATGATTATTTAGTATTATTAAAAAGTATGTATAAACGACAAAAAAAATTTCGGGTGTTTATGCTATTATATCTAATTATGTGTGTTGTTGTATCATTATTATATGTAATAAATTTTATAAATAGTTTTTCAACAGATGTAGATATACCTCAAGGTATATTTTCTTTAGTTTGGGTAGGTTCATTAATTGCTAATTATTACACTTATAAGAGAAGTAAAAAAACACTAAATAGTACCAAAGATAGTTACTATAATAAATTAAAAGAAGTTGATCCAAAAAAATACTTAATTAAAAAAAGAATCAAAAAACTTAAAAAGTTAAATAAATTTAAATTTTTTAAAAATGCTAAATTATAACAAAGGAGACTTAAACTATTATAAATTATGCATAACCAACAAAAAACACGATATATCATCTTTAAATATAATATTTATAATTGTCACAACATTAATAGCAATTTTTAATATAATAGCATATAATGCAACATTAGAAATAAACCAAATCACGGTAACAACATTATTTTTAAATTTGATATTAATTAAAGGTATTTTAACAACATCAAAAAACATCAAAAATGAAAAAGAAAAATTAAGGTATTATATACAGCAACATGATAATGCATTAAAAAATATTAATTCAATAAGATATACAACAGAAAAAAGAAAAATAAAGATGAAACAATTAAAATGGTAATTTTTATTTCATAAATTTTTTGACACTATCTATAACTTGTCTTGGTTCAATTGATGTTGAACATTCAAATGCTTTATTTCTTGGACACGACATCCAATTAAATATATCATATTTAACACTTATATCATTCCAACACCCATTACACACTTTATCATTATACACCCTTTCAACATTTGATTGAAACTCGTTCCAAGGTTTTGTAAAACCACTAATCATAACCACAGGTGTCCCTATTGCCCAAGACAACCACGCTAACCCAGAACTTATTGTTATCATCATATCAGCATATTTTATATCAATTATTCTTTCACTTAAAGGTATATTTCCTGTTTTAAAAATAACATTTTTTCCTTTTGGTGCTTCATTATAAAAACCAACAGTTCCAAAACTTTTATATTTATCTATTATGACAACTTTATATCCATTCTTTTTAAGAAAATCAAATAATCTCCCCCATCCCACCACATTATTCCAATATTTTAATTGTGCTGTAGATTGAATGGCAACAACAACATATTTCCCTTTTATTTTTGGCCCATTATTATCAGGGATATTAACTTTAGAAACAATCTCATTTTTTGATAATCCTAATATTAATGCAGCATTTGATTGTAACGATTGTGTCCTATAATCAAAATACTCAACATCATTATCAAATTTTTTGTTTACTATATACCATTCCTCAGTTTTATATTTACCATCTTTTATATAAAATTCAGGACCATAATCTATTTTAAATTTTTTATCAACATCATTTATATTATCTGGATCATTAATATCAGTAAATATTATATCTGGATATACTTTATCAAATAAATAATTGAAATTAGTATATAATATAACTTTAGTATTATAAGTTTTTCTATATTCTTCTACATATGGAATCCATGCAATATTATCACCTAATGCATTTGATCCAAATAAAACATAAACTTTATTAAATTTATCATTCTTATTTCGTTCAAATACTATTTCATCATTAAGTGTAACTTTAACTGTAACATTAAATTCTGATATCTTAGATAATTTTGACCAATGATTTACACCAATATCACTTGAATATAATACTTTATCATTATCAATATCAATAAAATCAACATGGTAAATGTTATCATCATCACCGACTATTTCTAAAATAGCATTATCATCTTTAAAATTGGGTATAAATTCAACCATTTATATTTTTATTATAATTTTTTTATTGACAATTTTCACTAATATCATCATTTTGATCATTATCTGTTCCAAATGAAGTTCTAATTTCTTCTAATCTTTTTCTTTCTTCTTTCCATTGTGTTTGAGTTAAGCCGTTTATACTTATATTATTAAGCTTATCACCACCATCACCATCAAAACAAATAACATTATTTCCTTCACCTCCCCAATTAACTATTATATCTCTAGTGCATCCCATAGACCCCATAGCTTTCATATTTTCTAACAATTCTATTATCCCATCTAATGCATACGTTGAACATGTAAATGTTACAACATTTTCACAATCTAATCTTGGTGTGTTATATTTATTTTTCATATTATAATTTTTATTTAAAATTCTTGTAAGTATCTAATTGTCACTAACTTTCACATTTTGACCACGAGCATTTCCTGCATGTCTTGCACCCTTCCACATATGTTAAATCTGGTGCAACTGCTCCACATATAGGACAAGATTCATCAACAACAGTTGAATTAATATATTTTTTAATTGTTCGTTTAACACCACTTTTCCATGTTCCAAAGACATCATTATTATAGTCTAACTGTAACGTATCAATTAAATCTATTACACTTGGTAAATGTATTCTATGTCTCAAAAACGCTGATATTAATTTGCTAGTGTTCCAAAACTCTCTATCAAACGCTCTATTTAAGCCTTCCATAGTAACAGCGTACCCATCCTTATCTTTATATGTAAAATCATATCTTGTTTTACCATCTTTCTTATTTCTAACAATTTCTCCACTTTCAACATTATTAGGAATATAGAATTTATCAGCTAATCCAGTAAATAACTCATATGGATATTCATTTTTATCATCATCTAACATTATACCTAAAAATCCAATCCATTTTTCTTTATTGTTAATAAATCTAACAACATCACATGGTAACCTTTTTGGTCTTGGTTTTGCGTTATTTTCCTTTACATCTTTAACAACATTTTGTGTTGTTCCTTCATTAGACATAATAACACCTTGTCGTGAACCATCACGATAAACAGTAATACCTTTACATCCACTTTTCCATCCAGTTTCGTAAACTTTAGAAACAACGTCTTCTGTTACATTTTCTGGTAAATTAACTGTCACTGATATAGAATGATCAACGAACTTCTGAATTTTTCCTTGCATATTAACTTTTTCAACCCAATCAACATCATTAGAAGTTGCTTTATAATATGGGGATTTCTTAATAATTTCTTTCAAATCTGAATCTGACATTTGTTTAACATCAGCAATATCATACCCATTTATTTCTAACCATGTTTCAAATTTATGATGGAATACATTATATTCTTCCCATTTAACACCTTCTGCATCTATAAAATCAACTCTACCACTTTTATCAGTAGGATTAATTTTTCTTCTTCTTTTGTATGATACAAGATATGCTGGTTCAATACCAGATGTAGTTTGTGTCATAATAGAAACAGACCCTGTTGGCGCAATTGTAAGAAGTGCAATATTTCTTCGACCATATTCTTTTAACATTGTATCTAATTCAGGATCAGCGTCTTTTAATCTTGAAACAAATGGATTACCTTCTTCTTTTTTATAATCATAAATATGGAAAGAACCACGTTCTTTAGCCATAATTGCAGAAGATTTATATGCATTTATTGCTAAAGCTTTATGAACTTCTGTTGAAAAAATTGTTGCATCTTTTGTACCATAAATATATCCTAATGCTGCTAACATATCACCTTCAGCTGTAACACCTAATCCTGTTCTACGACCTTTTATAGTCATATCTTTTATTTTTAGCCATGTTTCTTTTTCGGTGCTTTTAGTTTTTACATCTTCTGGATCATTTTCAATTTTTTCAAGAATCATATCAATTTTTTCAATCTCTAAATCAACAATATCATCCATAAATCGTTCAGAATAAATAACATATTGTTTAAATTTATCCCAATCAAAATAAGCATCTTTTGTAAATGGATTAACAACAAAACCATAAAGATTAATTGCTAATAATCTACAACTATCATAAGGACAGAGGGTTATCTCACCACAAGGATTCGTTGATATTGTTGTAAATCCGTGTTCTTGATAACAATCAGGAACAGATTCTTTCATAATAGTGTCCCAAAATAATATTCCTGGTTCAGCAGATTTCCAAGCATTATGTATAATTTTTTTCCACAATTTTTCTGCATCAACCTCTTTTTTAACAATTGGATTTTTTGAATCAATAGGAAATATTTGATTAAACATTTTAGAATTCTTAACAGCTTTCATAAAATCATCAGTAATTTTAACAGAAATATTTGCTCCTGTAACTTTACCTTGTTCCAATTTGGCATCTATAAATTGTTCTGAATCAGGATGTTTAATGGAACAAGTTAACATTAGTGCTCCTCTTCTCCCCCCTTGCGCAACTTCATTTGTTGAATTTGAATATCTATCCATAAAAGGAACTAGTCCTGTTGATGTTAATGCAGAATTTTTAACAGGTAATCCAGCTGGTCTAATATGTGAAAGATCGTGTCCCACACCTCCCCTACGTTTCATCAATTGTATTTGTTCTTCATCAATTTGCATGATTGATCCATAAGAATCTGATGGATTCCCAACAACAAAGCAATTAGATAACGACAAAACTTGATTTATGTTACCTATCCCAGACATTGGAGAACCCTGTGGGATTATATATTTAAATTTCTTTAAAGAATCAAATATTAATTCTTCTGATAATGGATTTTCATATTTCATTTCAATTCTATGTAATTCTCTTGCAAGTCTTTTATGCATATCATCAGGTGTTTTTTCATGATAAACAGTTCCACCATCTTTAGTTTCTTTTAATGCATATTTATTGACCCAAACATCAGCTGCTAAAGTATCACCATTAAAATAACTCAATGTTGCATCATATGCTTCTTCCCTTGTATAATTCATTTTTATTTTTTTATTTTTTATATAAAATTTATATTATTAAGATTATCTAAATAACCACTTTTTTTTAATTCTATTATTATTTGTGTTGCATATTCTTTATCTAATAATTTAAACATATTAAATATATTATCAGTAAAGTAATATGATAATTCAACAAAAATTTCTGATTTAGTAAAATCATGACCTATATTATCCAACAACATTTTATAATAATCATTAAATGCTTGCCTATTTGGTTTTCTTCTATTTGACGAAAAATCTAATTCGGTATTTTCACTTAATAAATCATATACATCCTTTGATAAATTAAGTCTACCAATATATTCTTCATGATATTTACTTTCAAATTCATACATTGTGCCAGTTTCAATTGGTAATCCACTATTAAGATTAAAATCGTCTTGTGATGTATAATGCTCTGATTCTTCATTAACTTCTTCAATCTTACCTTTAAAAATTGTATCTCTTTTTAATGCGTGTTTTCCTTCTATTTTATGATTATTAGTATTAAACTTAAACATAACATCACCATCATCGTCAACTTCATCTTCAACTTCATCTTCATC